AGCGCACGAATTGCGTCGGCAGGCTTGGGGGAGTTGGCGGGGGTCTTCATGGCTCACGCCCCGAAGGCGATCGGCTGGAATTGGGCGAACTCGCCGGTGAACTCGAAGGATACCTCGGACGCCGCGTCCACGCCGGCCGTGAGGCTGTCCTCGAGGATGAACCCCCTGGACACGAGTCGCCGGTTGCCGACGATGCACGTCAGCTCGCCTGGGATCAGGCTGTCGATGGCGGTGTCGACGTCGACACCGAGGTTGCCGTCTCTCGGGACCGCGTTCCTGATGCTCACGGTCATGTACTTCGCGCCCGGGGAGATGCCCGCAAACCCCTTGGCCTGGGTGAACACGGGCTTCCCTTGGCTCATGCGCCTGATGGTGACGTTCGACTCTTCGGCCATGATGGTGCCATTCCACAGCAGAGTCGCCTTGGAGTAAACTTCGGTCATGGTGGTCTCCTATTGGTGGCCCGCTTTGGGGCCTAGAACGCGTCGGTGGTGGTTTGGGCCCTGGTGTAGGGCGAAGGGGGGAAGGCGCCGTATCAGGCGACCTGGTTGACCTGCACGGCGAGCTGATCGAGAATGTCGATCGGCTGCAGCGGAACCTGGACGCTCATACGGGTAGAGGGAGACGTCTCCCTGATGACGATCGTGTCCTGAACGATGGTCGCGGCGTTCTGCACAAGGCCAGCCTCGCTGTAGTCCAGGGTGAGTTTGTTGACCGAGCCGCCGACGATCGACGGTGTGACCGTGTTCGCGTTCGGCAAGGGCTCTTCGTTCTTGGGGTCGTTCGCGATCTGCTTGCCCGTGAATTGGGCCGAGAACTTGGCGATCAAGTCATCGGCGTAGCGGTCGCACACCGTGACCTTGTGCGCGTCGCGCACGCGGTAGTCCGCGACGGCGCCGTTGAGCCACCGGGTCGTGATGCGCTTCACCAGGTAGGTCGAGCCGAACGACCCGTTGACGATCGGGGTCACGCCGCTGTTGAGCGCGCTCTTGATCTCGGTCCTCGTGGGGAGGTCGTCCGTCACGCGCGCCGGCTTGAGGCGCCACACCGGCTGCGTCCGCGCGTCCGTGCCGTAGCCCGAGAAGTTGAGCCGCGGGATCGTGGCTGCCTCTTCGAGCATGAAGACCGCCGCGTTGTGCGCCGCGAGGATGCTCGGCTGAACAACGCCCCCTGCCTGCCAGGCCACCTCGGCTCGGGCCGTGTTCAGGGCCGTGGTGATCACGATGGTCGCCGCGAGCGTGTCCGTCGATCCGAACACCATGCGCTGTCGCAGCCCAACCACCGCCGCCGCCTGGTCATCGATGAATTGCGACAGTGCCGCGAGGTTGGTCTGATCTGCCTGTGCAACAACCAGGTAATCGAACCTCTGTCCAAGCGCGGTGAGGGAAGCGAGCGCGTCCGTGACGTCATCGGCCACCGTGCCGTTGACGAAATTCGTCGTCGCGAGCGGAGTGGCGGTGACGCCGGTGCCGCTCTCGAGGATCTGGGCCGCGTACTTGTGGAGGTTCGCGCGGGCGCTCTTGTTCTTTGACGTCAGGGTGATGACGCCGGCCAGGTTCCCCGCGCCCGCGCCCCAGTGGGCTTTTGCGTTGATGTTCAGGACGGCCGCATCGGCGATGTCGGTCGGGGTGTCGCCCGTGGCAAACCCGGTGTCCACGTACTCGTCGTCCATCCAAATGCGCAGCGTGCCGAACCCGGTAGCCGTGTTCGCTATGGTGATGGTGCCCGTCCCCGCCGTAGCCGTGACGTCCTCGGCGACCGCGAGCGCATAGACCGGGGTCGTCTTATTGATGGCGGTGAACATCCGGTACATCCGGTGCAACTCGGACCCCTCGCCGAACAGCCCGATCGCCTCGGACTCCTTGGACATCTTGACCATGGTGTCGGGGCCATAAACCTCGGTGTCAGCGGTCGCCGTGCCCGACGCGAGTTTGTTGCCCAGCAGCAGCGCGCGCCGCGCGCCCGCGAAGGCACCGATCTCGCCCTGCGCGAAGTTGACCTCGATGTAGGTCCCGGGGATCGGATCGTTGTCGGCCAGCCCGATAAGGTTGATGATGCTCACTGTACGCTCACTTTCACGCCGGCAACGCGAGCAGTCGCGTCGTCAGCGGGCTTGAGGTCGCCCTTGCGGAGCGCCTTCGTGTACTCGGGGCATACCGGAACGATGACCGGCTCATCGGTCATCGTGAACCCCTTGTCGCCCTTCCGCCAACCGACGAACGAGGCGCAGCCCCTTACAAGCGCGGCCGTGTCGGGCACCATACGGCCCTGCACGGGCCGCACACTCATCGTCCTGTGTTTCATCACGCCGATGTCTCCTGTGAAAATTCTACCATAATCGTCTCGCCGGTGCCATCCTTGACGGCCACCTGTGCGTCGATGCCCTCGAGTCCGCTCTCGAAGTTGACGTCCTCCCTGACGGCCGCCACCTCGACAATCACCTCGACGGTTGGGAAGTGTGCCCCCAGCTTGTCGCCGCGCACCGTGCCGGTCCCCATCATCCGGCCATAGGTGACAGAGGTCACGTTGATCCGATCGAGGTGCAAGCTGTTGAATACCAGTCGACCGCTTTCGTGGTCGGGGTCATACCCCTGGTCGATTCGGTTCTCGATGACGTCGGCCGCGGCGTCCAGGAACGGTGTCATCGCCTCCGCTTGCGCCGCGGTGAGGGGGGGCAGGACGTAGACCAGGGCCACCGTGCGCGTGATGCGCTCGCGCAGCCTCGAGTGCTCCGACCGTGCCGCACGAAGAGGATAGACCGCAAGGACAGGGAACACGAGCCCCGTGTTCGTCAGGTACGGCTCGGGGTCGTATGGGAGCGACGACCCGACAATATCGGGTGCCTGCGTCAGGCCACAGTCGGCCGCCTCTTCGGCGTAGCGCTCCCCGAGGTCGATCTCGAGGACACCCTTGACGAACGTCATCAACTCATGCCTGAACGGCGCCAAGTCCACAAGGGCCGTCTTCCCGGTTGATGCCCTGAGTTGAGCAGGGTACGAGACGCCGCCGATCTTGAAGAAGGAGTACTCGTCGGTCACGACAGCCCCCTCTCGATTGCCTCGACGATGGCGGCCTCGAGCGCGTCAACGTCGCCCGTGGCGAACCCTGTGTCCTCGTCAACGAACGATGCGTATGGCGCGCCCACCTCGACGCCGGCCGGGGTCACCACGACGCTGGACGCTAGGCGACCCGAACCACGAGGGGCCGCGCGCTGCACGCCGGCCGCGAACAACCGGACCTCCCTACGGACGACACGGTCCATGCCACTTCGCAGGAAGGTGAGCGCCTTGGCCAAGTCGTCAGCCATTTGTGGCCTCCCTTCGGAGAACGAGTGACACACCGAAGTTGCGCGAGAAGTCATGGCCAACGCGTCGCCAACGACCACCGCCGGTGATGAGCGGGCCGGAGACAGTGAAGTAGCTCTGCTCGTTCTGGCCTGACAGCGCCGGGTCAAGCACCGACTCTGCCGCGCCGCCGCCGCCGAACTCGGGTGTGATCGGTCCTACCCTGATGTCTCCGTCCTGGTACAGGCCGCCGCTCGCCACGATGTCACGCTGGCTCAACAGCGTGACCTTTGGTGACTGCCCCGCGTTCAGGATCGGTGTCGACGTGGATGTCATGGTTCCGACGCCCGGCCGGGCCCCGCTCCACGTCTCGACCACAGAGTTGACCGCGTGACGACGCAAGCCGAGCAGCCCGGGGATCGCCCGTATGGCGTCGACCGTTGGAAGTAGGTCGTCACGTAGCGCCATGTCACCCGAGCCCCTGCAGGTAGGTGTCGCCGTGGTTGTATGTGTACGCAGGAGACCCGATGCCCTTGCGGCCGAACACGTCGGCACATATCGGGACGCCCATCACGATCGAGAGCCTGTTGACGACAGAACGCCCGACGTTGGCCTTGCCGACCATGACAGCGTTGCCGTCAAAAAACCCCACGTCATCCTTGTCAATGGTCCGGATGCCAGCGGACGCCGAACTCGCCACGAAGTCAGCCCACGCCGCCTCAAA